ATTAGGTTGTGTTACCTAAACCTACATCCTCGCTTCCCTTCGAAAATGTCGGCTTACCCGATTGGGTAATTCAAATCTACTAACTACTTACCACCTACCAAAGGGGTAGAGGTATTTATTTTCTCAATCTTCCAAAGTGGAAAAGAACTTCTAAGTCCGTCGCGCTTACACCTATTACATACGCAATTAGTAGCTGGGTACATTTCCATGATTTTATTACCTTGTGCATCGTATCCTTTAAAGACCATTCTACCGTTTGAATGAAGTTTGTAAGGAGTTCCATGTATTGGACATAGATAAATGCTATCATTAGGCGAAGACTTTACAATGCGTCTCTTGTCCTCGGATATAATAAGGGCCTTCATCAGCTTCCTAGCCGGTAATACCGGACATGTGTCTATCTTCTTGCGGTGTATGGATTTCATGGCTCTATATGTTGAGGTTGTGATTTTATTTCAGCAGCGTCATATGTGCAAATGTGAACCGCGACTATAAGCGCTCGCTGGTTTAATACATTCTCCAATCTTAACCCATTTTTCTATCTGTGGCATAAAAATTTTAGTTTAAAAGAAAGCGGCCCCCATGCCGCGATATTTGATAACGTCTTCCTAAAGCTCTGGGTCGGGCACTACTTTTTAACGAATCCTCATGTTTACCAATTCTTAACCTCTACTGCCCTTTTAGCTATGGATGTCTTTAAGCCTTAACAAACATTGCTTTGGCTTCTTGTTTTTCTGTTTCTCCTAGTTCGTGAATTTTGATTAGAACGTCGACGACTGCCATGAGGCCGTTAAACATCCATTCCTCGTTACTGTCGTCAGTAATTTCACATTCTTCTGGTCTTTCGCAGCTTTCAAATGCGTATTCAATTTTCAATATATCATTAGGACTATATCCAGTTGCGGCTATTTCTTTTTCTCCCATTTCTTTAGATTGATTTTCAAAATAGAGACCAAATCCATTTGGATGGTATCTTGAATACCAACTAGGACACCACGGTTCTTCCGCATTTATTCGTGATGATACGATATTTCCAACAGCACAAGCACTGCAATCGTTATGGCGTAGTGTTTCGTTAATGTATGCTTGTACAAGAATTGCAATCGTTTCGTCAAAAAGTTGCTTTGTGTATTTCATAAGAATAATTTTATCAGTTTATAGATCTTCGGCATAGCCAACCAGAACGCAATACAGACCACTACAGCAATAGACTTCCATACTATACCAGTTGCACGTTTAGCCCTGCGACGGTCTTGTAAAGACAAACTGTAGGCCCTTCTTTGGTCTCCTGATAGCTTGCACATATGTCTTTTAATTTTTTTGGTATCCGAAATAGAGAACAGCTATAATACAAATAACCGCAACAATGAACGCGAATATTTGACCTACTATCCAATCAAACTTAACGCGGTACTCTGGTGATCCATTGTACTTGTTGAGGAATCTTTGATATGCAGTGAACTTTGGACCTCTGCTTTCCTGGTAAAGCTTTCGACAATTAGAGCGACTTGCACGTGTGTCGTAATGAAATGGTGGTAGTTTCATAAGCTATGAAAATAAATCGCGTATGTTTCGCGTGGTGTGACAATCATTTTCTTTTGTATCTTCAACCCGTCTTTTCTTAATCGATGAATGTAACTAGCGAGACGGTTGGTGCGCCAAATCTTCTGAGCTTGGTTATGAGTGATCTTTTTACCCAACAGAAGCCATACTTTCAGTCGAGACTTTATTTGTTTCTCGCCCCTGATTTGCCGTAGTTTTTTCATGATATAGTCTTTTAAGTTTTAAACAAGCCGGACATATTTCATACGTATACCTAGTTCCTTTAGGAGTACTTCGCCAGTCTACGTATAGATGGATACTATGAACATTACACTTGCGTTCTGATAGCGTGTGTTTCACTGCTTCGTGATTAATTGAATATACTGCAACTTTAATTTAACCGCTGCTTCAATCTTTTTAACGATTGCTTCGAATGCATCTGAATCCGGTTTTATTTCAATGTGAGTCATTCGGTAATCATCAGGATACCTGGGGTCGTAAGTAACGAAATGACACTTCTTAGCGTTTGTGAAAAGGATGTTCCCTTGACACTGCCAGTAGTATTCCGGCTTGAGTCGTTTTAAGTCCCATTGATCCGTGATCATAAGATAATCAATCTGTGTGTCTATTGACCATGGACACTTAATCTCAAGTATCTCGCCGGTTCCTGGTATCATCCTGTCAGGACTTCCGCCGGCATGGTCACCGAAAGCAACAAAACCTATTTCCTCGCATTCTAAGCCAGTCTTTTCTTGGAAGTACTCTACGGCCTCCGGTTCTGTTTCCTTGCCGTAAACCAAAGGGTATGCGTATGCACTGGGCTTTGGGCGTCCTGTGATAGTCTCGGCAACTTTCTCTTTTACGTACTCTTCAGCTTTATCACTAAGAGTCTCAAAAACCTCTATTCTTTTTGTTCCTGATCCCTTACCTGACTTAGGCCGTGCTTTTAATTCTTCCGAAGTCATTTCGCGGTAAGCCGCACCCATCAGGCGGTGAAGCTCTGATGATGTGAAGCGTCCCGCCCGAATCTGGTCCCATTGCTCGGAACCTTGGGCTATGTGTTTAAGGGCTGAAACCGGGTCGGTTAGATCCTTGAAAAAGTCCTCTTCTGTGATCATGGTTTAATGACGGTTAATGATGCGAGAATCTTACGAGCCTTAGCGATTGCCTGTACATAAAGTTCCGCAGAACGATCACCGGACCAATTATCAGGGTGCATCGGTGTTACCAGATCCTGACGTTTCGGTGTAATCTGATTGTAGAGTTCCATGTAAACCTGGTGCAGCTTATCAACGTCCATTTCAGGTAGTCTGCCGTCAATGTCCTGGTCTGCTGTAGTTAATCCAAGGGCACCGATTAGGGTATAACGCTTCATGTATTCAATCGCTGACCCTTTTGCTTGGATATGGTTCTTGCCCCCTGAATCATCAGAAGCAGATTCCATTTCTGTAGCCTCTGAATGACCATCAACATGAGAAACGATACATCTAACTTTAGTCTTGCCGCTGTTGTCTGAAATCTCCCACTTCTTTGAAAATCCGTTATCGTGAAGCAATTGTTTGATTTGACGGTCTATGTCCGCAAGTGGCGCGAAATGGTACTCTGTCGTGCTACCTTTAGATGTCGTAAAGGATACCTTTTTCGTCTTACGAAGTTCCGGGCACTTAATCTGAAACTCTGCCAACGCTGAAAGGAATGATTTTCTGGCTTGTTCTTTATCCCATCGCTCCTTCATCTGCATGAGTTTTTCAAGCTTCTCGATGTCTAGATCTTTATTGATCGCTTGCGATATTAATTCCGCTGGCGTTGTCACCGCGTTATCTGTTTTCTGTAGTTGTTCCATTACTATCTTATTTTAAATCCTTTTGATTTTTCGGCGAAATCACAGAATGCTTCAATCTTCTTTAGGTAGTCTTCATGTACATACTTTCGATATAATGGTTTCCCATCATCCAATGATTTTGCATTCTCTTCTATCCTTCTAATCTCTGGATCAATTTCGTCCCATTGTTTATTGACGTGCCGTTGAACTATCAAATACCCACGGCCAACTTTTGCCATCATTTTAGCTTCAGTTGCACTCACTTTATAACCGTCATTTGATGTAGGTGATCCATTGTTACCATCGATGTAAACGTATGTTCCGGGTATTCTGCCTTCGCCGTATCCTAAGATATAACCCATGCCAGTATCTTTTAGCATGATAGGCCATGTGAAAATTCCCGGGCTGAAGGACTTTAATTCTTTATTGAATGGCATCAAATCGTATCCCATAATTAAACAATTCTTTGAATTTGGTTATCCATATTAGAGCAGTCCACTAATTGTGAGAACAATCCCACTCGGTCCTCTGTGTTAAGCTCACGAAGTTTGTTGTACTCTTCTAGGGCTAACTCGCTGTTGGTAGTCAATGCATGATAAACGTATGCATCGCCTTGGGTTACCGTGATTTCGTATAATCGGTGTAGTTTCATAGCAATTGATATGATGTAGTTGAATATTTTTCTGATGATACAGGTCTTAAAAAACCATCATTGTAATTACGTCTGAATCTGTGACCATACTTGTCTCCAATAGCCTGAGTTTTTGTTACTCTAACTATTGTTACGACATAGTCATTCATCCAATTCTTAACCCTTATTTTATTTCCAACTTCGAGTTGTTTCATAGTGGTAGATTGTTTTTGAGTTCCTGTTTAGAATGGTAAATCGTTAATCTCATTTTCTAATAATTGATCACTTAATTGCTGCTGTATGTCAACGCCCAGTGAAACCCACTTTGCCCCGTACTCGGTAATCTCTACTCCATCAGCGTGAATGAAAGCAATCTCTAATGCAGACTTTAAAGCCTGTAGTTCCTCAATGGTTAGTCCTTCTATTGATTTGCTCATAGTGCTTCGTTTATTGCTTGTTTAGCTTTTTGTAGTGCTATAGAATTATCTTCGGCATTTTGTTTGTCGCCATATTGTGAGTGTATAGAATAAAGTTCACTTTGGCAGTCCATCAACGCATCCAAAATCTTCTTGCTAGCTGCGAATAGTCTAGCATCAGATTCCTCCTGCCTTAATCTCAAATCTGTTGGCAGTAATATGTCACCTTGTACCCTGGCAATTATTCTATCATTTACCATTATTTGGTTACCACGTTTTAACTCAAAATTTCCTTGAGAGCCTTTAAAGTCCTTCATTGTCTTCATAGCTTTACATTGTTTCTATAGTAGTAATCTGAATACCTTA